CGGGTGGATCAATAGGACAAATACAATATAATAATGCTGGAGCATTTGGTGGCGTAGATAAATTAACATTTGATGGTACTAATTTAATAGCAACAGGATCATTTACCGGTTCTTTATTTGGAACTGCTACTACCGCTTCTTACGTTTTACAAGCAGTAAGTGCATCTTATGCATCAAATGGAGGTGTAACACAACTATTAGCAGGACCAAACGTAACATTATCACCAACTACCGGAGTTGGACAAGTAACAATATCATCAACGGGTGGTGGAAGTAGCTTTAATACAGCTACCGGATCATATGGTAGTTTCTATTCTACTCAAATACAAACTAACGTAGCAGGTACTGCTCGTTCAATGTCACTAAATGTGACTGACATTACAAATGGAGTATCTATCTCTGGATCAACAAATCCATATAACACATATATTAAAACAGAAAATGCTGGAGTATATGATATACAATTTTCTGCTCAAGTAGATAAAACAGATAGTGGAACCGATGAGATATGGATATGGATTAGAAAAAATGGAACTGATATTAATGACTCAGCTACTTCTATACAACTTGTAGGTAATGGAGCTCACTACGTTGCAGCATGGAATTTCTTTGTAAATGCCGCAGCAAATGATTACTATCAATTAATGTGGTATTCACCAGATGCAAATGTACGCTTACATGCTGAATCTGCATTTGGAGTAGTACCCGGCATACCATCCCTAATAGTAACAGCAAATAGAGTAGATCAATTTTTAAGTAATACTGGATCATTTAGTGGATCATTTACAGGAAATTTAATTGGAACAGCAACTACTGCATCGTATATTACAAGCTCTTTCTTCACAGGAACAAATGCTGCTTTGAGTGCATCGTATGCAACAACAGCATCATATGCTGCAAATATACCATCATTAAAAGCATCATCAGCTTCAGTAGCATCTTTTAGCGGTACTCCTAGATCATCATCTATTACATTTGCATCCTCATTTCCAAATGATTCGTATGCTGTAACAGTAACAGGAGAAGATGCAAGATCATGGACAATACAATCAAAGACATCAGCGGGTTTTACAATAAATTCAAATTCAACAGTTGCATTAACTGGACCTGTGTATTGGATAGCAACACCATTTAATTAATAATATATGAAAGTTATAATAAATGGATCACTTAGTATAAATAATAGTGGAGGAACTACAATAGGAAATTCATCATCGAATATTACAGCTAATACATATTGTAGAATAAATCAAAATGGAAGTATCAATATAAATACTGATCCAAGATTTGGTGTCCCATATCCTACTAATTTTCAAATCACTTGTGGTGGAAATCCATACATTCAACCTAGCGCTAATATAAATGGTTTATCAATCGGAGGAGGACCTGCTTATATTATTCAACAAGGAACTTTTCCAGTGTATAGTAATCCCAATGATGGTAATACACTTTTAAATGGGCATCACTTTGGAGGAACATCCATAACTGTTAGTGAATATTTTAATGCCACTATTTATGTATATAAAAATGGTATAGAACAGGGTGGTGGAACTTGTAGTCCATATAATCCAAATTTTGGCCCATTTGTTTTTAACTTTACCGAAACCGATATAATATCAATTTCAAGCACAGACTGTGGCGACTAACACTTTATTTTAAATATAATATTTATTAACATATGGCAATATTTTACACAGATACAGGAAGTTTTAATTCATTAACAGTAACAGGTAGTACTGTAATGTCTGCTTCTGCTAATAATTCTGCTTTGAATCTTATAAGTAGCGGTTCAACTATATTTAGTGTATCTGGTAGCGGTGGAGCTATATTTACAGTTACGGATACAACAACATCTGATGTAACTTTATTTTCTGTAACTACGGGAAGTACTAATATATTTTCAGTTGATCAATTTAAAAATATAAACATATCTGGTAGTTTAATAGTAACAGGTAGTATGACAGGATCACTGCAAGGTACAGCATCATTTGCAACAACAGCATCGTTTGCATTAAACGCTGGTAGTGGAGGAGGTGGTGGTATTTCACAAGGTAAAGTAGTAGCAATAGCATCAGGATATTCAAATTTATTTTAAAATATATAAACAATGGCATTAAACACAGCACCAATTTATTCAGGAGTAGGAGACATACAATGGTCACCAACAGCACTGGTAAATACAAATCCAGGATATGAAGCCAATGGAACAGGCTCTGTAATAGTATTTACAGCAAGCGCATCCGGCAGTTTCGTACAAAGAGTACGTTTCAAAGCATCAGGATCAACAACAGCAACAGCAGCACGAATATTCATCGGTAATACATCAGGATCAGGAAGTCCTCTCAGTGGATCGAATGTAATTTTATTTGATGAAATCACGTTACCTGCAACAACACTATCAAATACAGCGGCTCAAGCGGTATACGAATTGCCAATGAATATGGCTCTGCCTGCTAACTATAAAATTCAAGCAACTATAGCAACACAACAAATAGCAGGTGGCGGATGGTATGTTTCAGCAGTAGGAGGATCTTATACAACACCATAAAATTAATACAATATGAGATATGTTTTAATGCAGGGTTCTGACGACCCAACCATAGAATTCTATTACATAATGGACGATACTTTACAAAATGTAATAAAGATAATAGATAAAGATTGCAACGAATTTGTGCCGGGAATGTCGCATCAAACAAAAGAAATTGATGCGCAACCACCCGCATGCACACAACCTTAAACTAGTTTATGTTAGATCTGTTTCACGTACCGTCTAATACAGATAGTACTAAAATATTTTATACTCAAGGAGCAACAGCTTGGCAAACGTGGGAAAAACCACGTAATGCTAAATTTATACAAATATTTTGTTTAGGTGGAGGAGCAGGTGGAGGTGGAGCAGCTGGAAACGGAGCAGCAAATTCCGCTGGTGGTGGAGGAGGAGGAGGTGGAGCTGCTTTTAGCAAAGGAATATTTCCTGCATTCCTCCTACCAGACACATTATATGTACAAACAGGATTAGGCGGAACAGGAGGAACAGGAAATGCTGGAGCGGGTAGCGGCACTGCAGGAACAGCAGGAGCAATTAGCTACGTATCTATTTCTCCATCAACAACAACAACAGCCATAATAATGCAGTCAGCAACTACAACTGGAGCAGGAGCAGGTGGCGCCGGAACAACTACCACTGCAGGAGCAGCTGGAGCAGCTGGTACTGTTTGGACACTAACAAATAACGCTTTTACAAGTATAGGATTAGCAGTAGCTTCATCAGGTGTAGCAGGCACAATTGCTGGAGTATTAAATGCTCCAGCAGCAGGACCTATAGCATTAGCATCAAATATAGTAACAGGAGGTAGTGGTGGAGCAGGTAAAAATGCTAATACATCTCAATTTAATGGATCTACTCTAGCACCAGCTAGTGTAATACTACTATCACCCGTATCAGGAGGATTAGCGCCCGGTGGGGTAGGAAATAGTGGATATGGATCTTTAAACCCATTTTGTGGAATGGGAGGAGCAGGAGGTGCTAGTTCATTAACAACAAAAGGAGGTAGAGGAGGTGATGGCTGGTACGGTAGCGGAGGCGGAGGCGGTGGCGCAGGATTATCAACAGCTACACCAGGTGGTGGTGGTAATGGCGGTAAAGGCGGTGATGGATTAGTAATAATAACAACAATAACATAATGTTAGATTTATCATACTTTCAAAATAGTGGTAATGTAAATACACAAACATTTACAAACGCAGGTTCTTGGGTAACATGGCTTAAACCAAGAGGTGCTAAGTTTGTGAATATAATGTGTATTGGATCGGGAGCAGGGGGTGGTGGGGGTGCACAAAGACTTAATGCTGCCACACGTGGTGCAGGCGGAGCAGGTGGTGGTGGTGGACTTATAAGAGCACAATTTCAAGCATCCATACTACCAGATATATTATACGTTTATACTGGAGTAGGAGGGACAGCAGGGGCAGGAGGATTATCAGGATCCCAATCAAATGGAGGTAACGGAGAAAGATCTGTTGTATGTTTAATACCAGATACATCATCCATATCAAATATAGTAGTTACATCAGGAGCTGTATCATCAAGAGGAGGTGTATCAGGTTCGGATACAGCAAGTGGAACTGGTGGTGCAGGTGAAACAGTAACAACAACGGCAAATACTATATTTTTAAATTTAGGAACATTTATTGCATTAGCAGGACCAGCTGGATCAGCTGCAGCTCAAAGTACAACAACCACTCCAACAAGCATACTATTTTCAGCAGCAGGGGGAGTATCGCCTGCGAGTGCTGGCGGTGTTGTTAACGGATCAGGACCATTTCTCACATTAACAGCAGGAACATCAGGTGCGGCTCCCACAAATGGCAAAGATGGAATTATACTATATAAACCAGTATTAGGTTTTATGGGAGGTAGTGGTGGAGGTGCAGCAACAGGAACAAATATTGGAAACGCAGGAAATGGTGGAAACGGAGCATTTGGTTGCGGTGGTGGCGGCGGTGGAACATCTTATAGTGGAACAGCAGGGGCTGGTGGTAAAGGCGGCGACGGAATTATAATAATAACAACAAGTTTTTAATAATATGCTAGACGTATTTAATATACCTGGACAACAAGATAACATAAATATATTTTATGCTAGAGGTACTACTGATTGGCAAACTTGGACTAGACCAAGAAACTGTAAGTTTATTTGGATAATGTGTATTGGAGGAGGTGCAGGAGGAAATAGTGGACCCGGAAATAGTACAGGAGCAGGTGGTGGAGGATCGGGAGGCTCGGGTGCGGTAACTAAAGTAATATTTCCAGCAAATGTATTACCTGATATACTATATATACAACCTGGACCCGGAGGATTAGGAGCAACTGGCATTATTGCTACTGTAGCCCAACAAGGTTTTCCTGGAAACAGGTCATTTGTATCAATAACACCGAGTTCAGCAGCTGCTATGAATGTAGTATGCTCATCGGGTGGAGCAACATCAGCACAACCGGCAACAGTAGCAGGGGCAAATGGAGTTGGAGAATTAGTAGTATCAACCGCGGTTGCTGGTCTATTATCATTGGGTAATTATTCATCTATAGCCGGACTTCAAGCTCCATTAGCATTTGATGTAACACCATTATCAACTACTATAACATGTCCAGGGGCAGTGGGTGGAGCTAATACAAATAATATTTTTACCAGTATATTAGCAACAGCCATATCGCCTTTATTAGTATCAGGATCTAGTGGTATTACTTCTTGGAAACCTTTTTATAATTTAGGAGGATCGGGTGGAGTTGGAAGTAGTAGCGGTGCTGGAACAAAGGGTGGTAATGGATCATATGGCTGCGGCGGTGGCGGTGGCGGCGCAGGATTTACGGGATTTATTGGTGGAAGTGGTGGAAGAGGTGGAGATGGTTTAGTAATTATAGCAACTTTTTAATTGTACCAATAAAATAAAAAAATAATCTCTACAAATTTTTTATATATTTATAAATAAACAATAAAAATTATGACAATTATTATTTCATCGATCTTAATACTAGCAGTTATTTGGCTAGTTATTAAATTTTATCCAAAAAATCTAAGCCAACAAAACCAGCAATCGGGTTTCAATCCAAAATCGATTCCAGAATCAACTCACGTGAATACGCAAGCTCCAGAAATTTTAGTTCCAAAAACGCAAAAAGAAGAATTTATTGTTAAGTCAGAAACAAAAAAAAGAAAGTATAATAAAAAAAAAGGTCCAAAAAAGATGGACGCTAAAAAAGCTCACTAATAAACTACACACAAATTAATATATTTATTCAAGAAAAAACAAGTTACAAAAATCCAACGTTATGGAAAAAATTACAGAAGACGAATTAGCAAGAATTGAATTCATCAAGCAAGACAGCTTAGAAGTAGCGTCTATCTTGGGAGAATTGAGCTATCAAAAGATAGTTATCGATAATCAAATAGATCAACAAAAAGCCAAGATTATAGACATCAAAAAACAAGAATCAGTTCTTTTTGAAGAGTTAAAATCCAAATACGGCAACATCTCGATAAATATTGAAACTGGAGAAATCAATCGATAATTTGATTAAAGTGCCGATATTTATTATCAGATCCAAAACAATAAATTAAAATAAAGACATGGCTGAAACATTAATATCACCCGGCGTTTTTCTTAATGAAAACGATTTGAGTCAGATAACACAAGGTCCAATAGCTGCAGGAGCAGCTTTATTAGGCCCAACTGTTACTGGTCCAGTAAATATCCCAACTTACGTTACGTCGTATTCTCAATACAAGGCAGTATTTGGAGCAGCATTCGTATCAGGAGGCACTAGCAACGAATACTTAACAAGTATGGCAGCATTGAACTACTTTGAACAAGGTGGAGATTCTTTGCTCGTTACCAGAGTAGTATCCGGATCTTATACGGCGGCGACAGCCTCTGTTCCTTGTAATATAGCTGCAGTAGCTGGTACATTTGCTAACGCAAAAATTCCTATTGCTGATATTACAGGATCTTTTGTTACAGCTTCTGGTATGCCAATTACGTTTATCGCAAATGGAGTATACACATATCTAATGCCAGCTGCATTTGGATTCAATTACACATACTATACAGATACAATTCGCTACGGGTATTTTAGTCCTAACGCGGGTAGTAGTTATACAGCTAATCAGTGGTCAGGATCTTTAATATCTTTTATTAATACTTACGTAGCAAGTGCCAATTTACCGATAACGGCTTCCTCAGACGGAACAAATATCCAAATTAGTGGATCTTCTGCAGGAGTTGGTGGAGGTATTAAAATCTATACGGGTCTTGCTTTTGGACAAGCGACAGGATCCGCTGGATCTACAGTTGTTTTAAAAGCAACTCTATCTACTCCTACTCAACCGGTAAGCGCAAACGTATTCGATTTAGAAACACTTTCTTACGGCATCGTAATGAATAATGCTACAGCATCAGTTCTAAATGGTTTGCTCCCATCAGGTTCGTCATCAAATATCAGATACGAAGTAGTAGCATCAGATTCTGGATCTGGTCAATTCAGTTTGATCATTAGAAGAGGCGATGACTATGAAAACAGTAAAACAGTGTTAGAGAGTTGGACAAATCTTTCTTTGGATCCTAATCAACCAAACTACATATCATACATAATAGGAGATCAAAGCCAAACTATATTAACAGACGAATTTGGAAATAGCTATCTACAGTTAAGTGGATCTTACGCTAACAAATCTAAATACGTTAGAGTAAAGGCCGTTAACAGACCTACACCTAATTATTTTGATACAAGCGGAAATATTAATTCAGCATATACATCTTCAATGCCGTTATTAGGCTCCGGATCCCTAAATGGAGGATTCGCAGGTGCTGATGGAGCTATTTGGGGATGCTATGGATTAGCTGCTATCAATCTATTTGAAGCAATACCCAACACCACTTCAACAGTGTCTGTAAGTTCAACGAACATTCAAGGCGTATTCCCAACAAGTTATAACATTGGAATAAGCTTATTAAGCAACCAAGATGCATATGATTTCAATGTGATATACGCGCCTGGTTTAACAATGGTAAATGCTCCATCAACTGTAAATAGTTTGGTATCTCTTGCTCAAACAAGAGGAGACAATATCGCTGTAGTAGATACGGTTGGATACGGCCAAAGCATGACACAAGCTAAAACACAAGCTCAATCATACGATAACTCTTACGCAGCAACTTATTGGCCTTGGGTACAACTTAGAAGTCGTGAAACAGGAAAATTAAACTTCGTTCCACCATCTACTCTAATCCCAGCGGTATACGAATACAACGATAAGATTTCTGCAGAATGGTTTGCACCAGCAGGTCTTAACAGAGGAGGTCTTTCAACAGTGTTACAACCAGAAAGAAGACTAAGCGTTAACGATAGAAACTTCTTGTACGCAGGAAAGGTTAATCCTATCGCTACATTCCCTGGAGTTGGAACAGTTGTTTACGGTCAGAAAACACTACAAGACAAACCATCAGCTCTTGACAGAGTTAACGTTAGAAGATTGTTGATCGCTCTTAAGAGATACATCAAGCAAATCGCTAACCAATTGGTATTCGAACCTAATACAACTATAACTCGTAACAAATTCTTGAATCAAGTTAATCCGTATTTGGAATTTGTACAACAAAAACAAGGTCTTTACGCTTTCCAAGTTGTAATGGACGAAACAAACAATACGCCTGACGTAATCGATAGAAATCAATTAGTTGGATCTATCTACTTACAACCAACAAGAACTGCTGAATTTATTCAATTAGATTTCAACATCTTGCCAACAGGAGCATCATTCGGATCATAATAACTAAACGATAGAAAAAAAACAACATGAACGACAATACAAGAATAAGAATCGCGGTACCAGCTCACCTTTACGAGAGCGTTAAGAAACAATTGACTTTGAAAGAAGCCAAACAAAACTTTGGCGCAGGATTCACTCCAGTAAAAGAAAAGAAAATGACTGGCGAATCTAAACCAAAAGTAGAAGGCATGAAATCTTCTAAAGCTCCTAAAATGGAGGGAGAAAAAACAGAAAAAACTGTCGAAGAAAGATTGGAAGCTTTGGAAAAATTGGTTAA